TAAGAATAACAAAATCTATCACTAAGATATTGGTAGGGTGTTACGATGCTGGAGAAATCCGAGTCTAGCCCACGGCGAGTTTACGGACTTGCTACCTTTATCTTCAGTGATTTTTTTTGTATACAATTGTTTATTACTTTAGAAACCTTGATATATTAGGATTCTTTGCTCTGTTTGGGGACATTTGGGGACATTGATAATATTTCTACCACGTGCTCTTGTTCTCGTTGTTTTTCTTCTTGCAACATGTGCGCATATACTCTTTGAGTAATTGAGACGTTAGCATGACCTAGGCGCGCAGAAACATAGTTAATTGATACACCACGATATAACAGGTAAGACGCATGTGAGTGCCTTAAACCATGTGTGGTGATAGGGGTTAGATTCAATTCATCAAGTATCGAGTCTAAACGTCTCCTAACGGTAGGATGGGACATATTAAATATCCTTCCTTCGTGGTATCCATAAGAATTAATCACTTGCGCTAATTCTTTAGTAATTTTAATTTTTCTGACTGAATGCTTATTTTTAGGTGGGGTTATTTTACAAGCCGTTTGAGAAAAGGATTTGTTAATAACTATTGTCTGAAAGGGGATAGAAACATCGTTTGAATTGAATGCAAGCACTTCACCAATTCTCATCCCTGTTTCAAGAGCAACTAAAATTGCACCATTAATTAAGTCACCTTGATAATTTTGGTATAAGTAGTTTTGCAATTTTTCAAATTCAGTTGCTGATAGGACATTAGATTTTTTATCGGTTTTAACACCGTGAGCTTTTAATCTGGAATAAATATCATGTTTAATGTATTGTTCGTACTCGGCTTCTTTTAATGCTGACCTAATCTTTATAGCAAGATTAGCGTTAGAGCTTTGCTTTTGCGTTTCTCCAATTTTATCTAATGTAGATTGGAGTATAGGATATGTTAAATCGGCCAATGTTATATCACCAAAGTATTTTTCAATCACGTGATAATCACTTTTATACGTGGCATAGGTGGCTTCTCTAACATTGTTTTTCTTGTAATTTTCCATCCAAAACTTAAACCAATCTGCAAAGGCCATACTGGAAGCTATAATTTTTTTATTCTGAAACTTATCGGCTTCCATAATGGTAGCCCACTCAGTCGCTTCTTTTTTGGTGGGGAAGGTCTTTGAAACCTTTCTACGTACGCCGTTATCCATTACTGGTACAACAGCTCTATATTTCTTTCCACGTTTTTCAAATGACGCCATAACGCGAACCTCCGTTCTCTTTTCTGGAGGCAGTCCAACATGCTAAAATAGACAAATGAAGAGGGACTGCCCCTCTAGTAGTTCAGTTGAAGTCACATCCATCTTCTTGGCGGGAGTAGGGATGTGGCTTTTTTGTGGTTATTACATATATTGTAGTAACCACTATTCCCACATACAGAGTCGAACTGTATCTAGTCACCGGAGTGGGCTGTTCGGATTGTTTAACTTCCAAAGTGATTCTGATTTAATAGGTTTGACCTGTTGCATCTTGTAATTCAATATATGGAGCGTTTTTTAAATCACAAACTGCTGCGATTTTCCGAGTCTGATCAGTAAGTTCTGATTTTATTTCCTTAGCATCAGATTTATTTTCTTTACTATCAGTACCATTTAAGTGCATTGTAAAAATAACTGTACCATCGTCGTCATCCCATCTATATGAAGTGGAAATATCACTTTCAAGATTCTTATTTTCTAAGTATGCGTTCATTGTTTTTTCGAAATCAGAACGGTTACGCTTGAGTGAATCTGTATAATTCTTTTTTGCGGATATCTCTTTACCTTTCAATGCAGGAATAATAACCTTTTTTGTAGTCTTATTTGAGTCGTCTTCCTCATCGGTTAGTGTAATTGAAACATTCTGCGGCTTATCTTTTTTGGCGAAAATGTAGGAAAAGTCATGCTCATAAGAGTCATCTGGACTAAAATCTGTGGCGTTTTTTTTGTGTCCATTGATTTTCAGCGTATCTTTTAAATCGGCATCGCCATCATTTTTTTTGACCATTACTTCTTCTGTTGCAGGGTATTTGTTTGATGAACTTTTTGTAGATATTTTAAAACCTGTGTCAGTCGAAGATGAACATCCGGCGAGTAGTAAAGTTAGTCCAGAAAATGCAAAGATTAATTCTTTTTTCAAAATAAATTCCTCCAAAATATGTACAGCTTTTATACCGTCAATCAGTATTTGGACGTAAGGCTAATAATTAATCGTAAATAAGTTCCTTAACTAATGGTTCAAACCAACTAGGAAGATTAAATTCACTCATAAAGTTTGCCCAATTTCTGCGTTCATTCGGCACTCCATTATAAATTAATTTAGCAATCATTCGGATTGCGCGCTCGTTAGTTTCTCGTTCTTCCTTATTTTTAATGAAAGGAGAGAAAGTGTATAGGAAGGTAGGTTGTGAGAATTGAATATGACTTATCTCATGGGCAAGTCTAAATGCAACGCTAATATTACATTCAAAATTATTGTTTAAATTGATAATCCTGCTTTTGCAAAACGCAACATCAGGATCTGCAGAGTTACCTTCAATGTTTTCTATCTTAATTCCTGCTTTATCCGCGATATAAATAAGACGAGCCAATAAGTCATCATGTAAATCATCACGCATAGACTATTCACCACTATTCTTATTAGCTCTAAGCATAGCTAACAGAGCTTTTTTATATTCCTCTGATAATGGCTTTCCATCAAACATAGCCATGCCTTCCTCGGACAGTACTTTATCTAAGTCAACAGGCTCATTAGAAGTAGAGGGTTTATCATCTTTACCTAATAAATAGTCCACAGATACACCTAGAACTTTTGCAACAGATTCAATACTTTTCTTTCTAGGATTATCAGATTTTTTCCAAGTATAAAGATAATTCTCACTTAAACCCGCTTTACGTTCAACTTCCGAAACAGACATTCCACGTTTTTTTATTATTTCTTTGGTTCTATCAAATAGCGTCATATAGGTATCTCCAATGCGTTAACAAAAAATACCTAGAAAATATTTTTAGAAATAACTAGACAAAAACTAGATTATATTCTAGAATAGATTTTGTTAAGAAAAATTGTTATTAAAAAGAGCAAATTAAAAACACCAATCAATCAGCTGGCAGGCGTGATGTAGTGGTTTTTATTGCTTATTTAACTATGGCTACATTCTAGCATTATTTTATAGAAAAAGTAAATAGTCCTAGGAAAAGTTCTTAACATATTTTACAAAAAAGGAGGTGATCGATTTGTTTATTCACATGGAGACTAACAACAAAGCAGAAACAATTAAGGCTTGGTTATCAAATAATCGACGTCTTGAAACACAAGGTTCACTTGCTAAGAAATTTGGAAAGTCTCGAAGCTTTGTCAACTTATCACTCAATAAGCAATCAGTGACACGTGCTTCTGAAAACCTAGTTAATGAAATTTATGAATATTTGCATGAAAAATATGGTATTTAAAAATTTTGAACGTTTTTGGCAAAGCTAAAGGGCCAGAAGCAACAAAATTAATTATTAGCATGATTAATGAATTTGGAATCTAGAAAGGAGAGATTAAATGAAGAATCTAACTGAAAAAATAAATTTCGAAATTAATAAATATATAGATGAATTACTTTCAGATAAAACAAAAACCTTTGCTCAAGTTAAAAATGAATTAGCCCAAGAAAGGTTTTTGCATGGTATTGGTTTTGAATCAATTCTTCTTGAAGAATTACAAAACAGGGTAACTGAAAGAGCTCTAGATCGGAAAATTAGCGATTAATTTTTACAACTTCAGATGTTGAATAAATTGTGTCTCTATTATTTTCTAAATAAAAATAATCGTAACTTTCAAAGAATTCCAATAGTGAAGGAATTAATCCTTCCTCGTTATGTTCCCAAAGCTCTAAAGGACCATTTGAAGATGCTCCATATGGGAAATTTAAACGGCCCATCTGTCGAGCTACAGTATCGTGTGAGGAAATCTTATCGTTTTTAATACGCCTTATTCCAAATAGAACATCATTTTTATATAGACTCAACGTTTCGCCGTTAGAAAAAGTCAATTCAACTGAATTCATCATTATCACCACCTTTAATTAAACTAATTAAATTATACACACGAAAGAAGGAAATAAGAATGAACGAATTAGTAATCATGAAAGACCAACAAGCAGTGACAACCAGTTTACAGGTAGCAGAAGTATTTGGAAAGAATCACTACCATGTTTTAGAAGCTATCAATAATAAAATTCACTCAAACGAAAATTCGGGTCAGTACAATTCGATGTTTGTTGAGGACGAATACAAAGATAAGAGCGGTAAACGAAACAAGATGTATTACATGAATCGTGATGGATTTACCTTTATTGCTTTTGGATTCACTGGTAAGAAGGCAGACGAATTCAAACTGAAGTACATTGATGCTTTTAATCGAATGGAAAGCCAAATTAAATTGGATACAACCAAACTAAGCCCTGAATTACAAATGTTTAAAGGACTATTTGACTCAATGGCTAAACAAGAGCTGAAGACGAACCGGATTGACCACAAGTTAGACAACATTTCTGAAATTGTAGGAACTAGCACGATGGATTGGCGACAAGGTACAACTCGTTTGATTCAACGTATTGCCCAGTATCAAGGCGGTGGTGATGCTTATAAAGATGTGCGTAATGAGATATATGCGGAAGTTGATAAGCGCGCTGGAGTTTCCTTAAAAACTCGACTAACTAACAAGCGCCGTCGTATGGCAGATGAAGGCGTTAGTAAGTCTAAACGAGACAAATTAAATAAAGTTGATGTGATTCAAGATGACAAGAAATTAATCGAAATTTATATGGCGATTGTTAAGGAATACGCCATTAAAAATCACGTTTGGGAAAAAGACTATTAGGAAAGTAACGGTAGTTTGTAATTGCAATCTAGGAGGCGATAAAGATGGCGGTCAAAGAACGCTTGAGCGATGACAAGTTTCCACTATTAATGGATCGAAAAACAGTTGCCGAATATTTGGGATTTTCAGTAGCGACTGTGGATAAGGCCGTTGAACATGGTGGGCTAGACGAGGCTGTAACTAGTCCGTCATACCTTAATCGAACTTACTACATTAAAACAAAGGTTAATAGATGGGTGGAGAAATTATGATGGAAACTCTAATCGCATTAATGGTAATAGCAGGAATGGCCTACGCATTTGGTCGCTTTGGATTTAACTCATTTTTTGAATAAGGAAGGACAGCAATGGAAGAAAAAGTAATTAGCCAGATGATGGCAATTGATGAAAAGCTTGGCACTTTGTACTCGATTAACAACAGTTACGGGTTACAGATAGAAGTTTTGATTAAGGAATGTAAGAAGGCAGACAGTGAAATAAAAGAATTAGCTAACTCTTTGGGCTCCGTCCCGGAGCAGTGGCAAGCTAAGAAAATAATTGCACGTATTATCAATCTTTCTGAGCAAAAAGGAGACTACTACAGAAAGGCAAAATCTACCAACAGAAAATTAAAACTTAATGCTTATTTAATCAGGATTAGAACTTGGCACGTCGTCTTGCGAATGGTTCTCAAAGGAGAAATTAGTTTTAGTGAGTTAGCTGCGTCTTATCGAGAATTAAAAAAATAAAAAGGAGGTGAAAAACATTGAACTTATTTTTACGCGATTGGTATTTAAGGCATGTAAAAAAGCCGCGATGTTCATTGTGTGGCCAGATTGCAACTTTACGTAACGATAACGGTTCGTGGATTTGCAAAGAATGTGCTGAAGTCATGAATGATTTAGGGATTGAAAATGGTATTGGAGATGAGAAGTAATGAAGTTAGCAAAGATTAGAGAAGATGTGTATATAAATGCATGCAATATTACGTCTATTGAATTTGATGACGAATATAATACAACACTCATAACAATGGTTAATGGAGACGTATTTAGCTTAAAGCTACCAATCAAAAAAGCACTCGACGCTATTTGCGGTAGCGAGGAGCACTCGGTTGAATACGAAGATGCTGAAAACTATAGAAGAGATAAGGACTTAGTACAAAAAGCATATGTGGATGTAAACAATAGCCAACACAATCATTATAGCATCATCATTAACAGCGACAACGCTGGAGCAGAAGCAATCGTAACTGAATCAGAAGTATTAAGTTTACTAGATCAATTAAAAAATGACGAAACATTAACGATAAAACGGACAAAATAAAAAGCCCGCTACGGCAATAGCAGGCCAAAAATAATAAAACACCTTAGGGAGAGTATATCACATGAACAATCAACAGTTAAGCGCAAGCTTAGAAAGAGCTTGGGAAACAGAACGTGAAAACAAAGAAGTAGAAACCTTATTTGGAGGAAATGAACATGATGAAGATTGATGAATTAGAAGCTAAACGTAGTGAGCTCGATCGTAAATTGCGCAAGTTAAAGCATGATAAAGAAGGCATCAACATTCAAATTGACGAACTTCGCGACCAGATTAGTGAGGTCGAACAAGAGGAGCTCAACTTATTTCAAGGACGTGAATTACAGACCGCTACTTGGCGCTATGTTCGAACCGAAAGCAATCCTAGCAAACCAACGTGGTGGCAGGTTACGAAGGCAAACAATGCGAAGCCTAAAGAGATTGTGCAGTCACTTTCTGGAATTGATGAAACGTTAGTAAAACAAGAGCCTAACTTATCGGCGATAAAACGCATGGTTGCCGAAGGTCGATTTGTTCCATCAAAAAACGGGCAACTAGTCGATACAGAAACTGGAGCGCTAATCCCTTATGTAGCACGACAAAAACCAGACAAGTTATCAGTTAAGGCGGTGGATTAGATGATAACAAAGAGCGCGATGTCTTTTAGAAAAAATAAAGACTGGAAAATGATTCTTTACGCAAAAGCTGGTCAAGGTAAAACAACGTCAATTAAGTACCTAAAAGGTAAAACACTAGTGCTTGATTTGGACAACTCATTCAAAGTTTTGGAAGGAGTTTCTGACAACATTCAGCAATACCGTTTTGACAACGGAACACCAGAAGGACGTGAGTTCGACCGAACTAAGCCAATTGAAGATTTAAATACTTTCTTATCAGACTCGGACGTATTAAAGGCTGGAGAGACATTCGACAACTTAGTCATTGATAATGTTTCAAGTCTTGAAAAAGATTGGTTTGTGGAGCGTGGACGAAATTCAAAAAATGGCATCAGTAATGAAATTCAAGATTATTCGCAATGGAATAATTACTTTTCAAGGATTATCACAACAATTTACATGATCCCAAATTTAAACATTCTAATCACCGCATGGGAAAAGAAAATCGATAACGAAACGGAAAGCGGGCAAACATTTAGTCAATATGCTCCAGATGTTCGGGATAAATCGGTGAACGGTTTCTTAGGGTTAGCTGATGTAGTAGCTAGATTAGTGGTTAATCCGAAGACTGGAGGCCGTGGAGTAATCCTCGAAGGTGATAAACACGGTTTACGCAAAGAATCGCTTAGACGAGCGGAAAATGGCACCTATTGAAGAACTATTTAATTTTGGGAAAAAGCAAGAAGCAAAAACTAAAACAACTGAAAAGGAAGGTACTAAATAATGGCAGGATTTGATTTAGATTTTTCAGAAATTAGAGATATGAGCGTAACTGATGGCAAGTACGAGGTAGTAATTAATAGCGTAGCAGAAGACGCAACTAAGGGTGGAACGCAATTTATCAATTTAGACTTAATCATCCGAAATGACATTAAGAATCAAAGTTTCGCTAACGCACACATCTTCACTAAAGTTTTCAAGTCTAAACAAAACGGTAAATATCCAAAAGGAATGATTTTTACAATCGCCAGAGCAACAGGAATGCCAGATAAAACCCATTTCGAATCGTTAGAAGACTTTTTCCAAAAGTTATGGCATCGACCAGCACTAGTAACCGTTAAGAATGAAAAATCAGAGTATAACGGTAAAACCTATGAGAATTTGAATGTTAAGCGTTGGGAGGTTTCCAAATTTCCAGAAGTTCAACACAAATTTAAGGACGCTAACAATCAACAAAGCAACAGTAATAACGATCCATTCGCTAACGGCGGTCAATCAATCGACATTTCAGACGAAGATTTACCATTCTAGAGATTGGGAGTTGATGAGTAATGCAAGGATGGATCAAGCTTTATCGATCATTACTCGAGGATTCGATTTGGCAACTTTCAACGCCAGAGCAAAAATCCATTCTCATTACAATAATGCTTCTGGCAAGTCATAAAGAAAAAGAATGGGAATGGAATGGCAGCAAATTTCAGATTAATCCGGGGCAATTTATCACTTCGATTGATTCATTAGCCAAAAAATCAGGTAAGGGTATCTCGGTTCAAAATGTTAGGACATCACTAAAACGTTTCGAAAAATTAGGATTTCTAACAAACCAATCAACAAAGACTGGACGGCTTATAACCGTTGATAACTGGGGAAAATATCAAGATGAAGAAATCGAACTAACAAAGCAGTTAACAGATAGCCAACAAAGACCTAACAAAGACCTAACACCTATCAAGAATGATAAGAATAATAAGAATATAGACCACGAGAATTTCGAAAAACTTTGGAAGCTTTATCCAAGAAAAGAAGGCGACAAGAAGAGGGCAGAAAAAGCATATCGTAAAGCCATCAAGAACGGAGTTACTAATAAAGAAATCCAAACAGGAATTGTCAACTATATTGAAAAAATTAAGGCAGAAGGAATCGAACGTAAATATATCGCTCAGGGGTCTACTTGGTTTAATCAAAATCGTTGGACTGATGAGTACGTAATTGAGACTGAATCAAAAACTACTAGTGATGGTCAACGGATGGGCAAGACACCAGAAGAGATTGTCAATAAAGAAGCGGAACACCTGAAAGAAATTGAACGAAGAGCGCAGGAGGCGAAAGCAAATAATGAACACTGATATTGAACGGGGAGTAATTGGCTCCCTCCTGAACCACCCGGAAAAGGTGGGAGCCGTTGCACTTAATGAAGAATGGTTCGGTTACGAGGACTATCGACTAATCTACAGAGCAATTAGTGAGACGACTGGTCAAGACATATTAGATGTTTACGGTAAGTACAATCAATTGACTAAAAAAGCCATGGACTTCCGAACCTTTAAACAGATTGTGGACGAAGCACCAGCAGTTAGCCAACTTAACAATGACATTAATCTAATGCGCAAGCTAGCTTATAAGCGCGAACTAAGCGTAGCGATTAAGGATTACCAAGCTAATCCATTTTTTGAAAATGAAGAAAAAATCCGGGAGATTTTAGCTAAAAGCCAAACGTTAGAAGTTGCGGATGACGGAAAGCTCGATGATGCCTTTGAAGAATTAAAGGAAGCGCTGAATCATCCTAAGCCACGAGGGGTTAAGACGTTTAAACAACTAGATACTATCTTAGGCGGAGGGCTGTACGGCTCAATGCTGTTAACGATTGGAGCACGTCCCTCGACCGGTAAGACGGCGTTTTCGGTAAATCTAGCTTATCAAGCGATGACAAATGACAAAGATGTTGAAGTCGATTTCTTCACGCTTGAAATGAATAAACAGGAAATGCTTAATCGGTTTATTTCAAGAATGACCGGCATATCAAGCAGTACTTTACGGACTAGCGCAAACAAAATATCTCCGGTTCTTAAAACATTGATTAATCAATCAATCGAACGATTGGCACAGTCTCAATTGCGTGTGTACGACGGGTTAGAAGCTTTAGGTGAAATTGTCCAAACGATTCGAAAGAACGCAGCTAGGGCAAAGCAAGGCAAGTACATGGCGATTATTGATTACATTGGGTTAGTTAAGGTGCCAAACGTCAAGGAGCGCTACATTGAAGTGGGAGAAGTCACACGAGAACTTAAGCGACTAACTAACGAGTTCAACATCCCAATTGTAGCCCTATCCCAATTATCTCGTGGTATTGAGAACCGTAACGATAAGACACCAGTGCTTTCCGACCTAAGAGAATCGGGAAGTATTGAACAAGATTCTAACGTAGTCGCATTCTTACATCGACCAGAATCGGTTGGTGATGATCACATTGTGCAGTTATCCATTCGTAAGAACCGTGAAGGAGAGCTATCGGATATCAACTTTACATTTATCGGCGAGGAAATGACGTTTAAGGAAGTGGAAATCTAGTGAGTTACATGGACTACCGCGAGTATCAAGCGATTATGCGAGAGAACGGCTATAAGGAATCTAAGGCGGTTCGGTTGTTTCTAAAACGAGCGGCGGTATTTAATAAGCGAAAGCAAATTCTTATGAAGCAAGAAGAATCAGACTGTGGGAACAGAATTTTAAACCAGTACATTAATCAAACGGAAGAACAACGTTGGAAAGCAGTCTGGGACGCCATCGATTGTGCTGAGATTGAAAAACGCCAAGGCTTTATGTTTTTCGAGGATGGCGGTGGAGATAAGTATATGGATGCAATGATTGCCCAATACGAGGGCGATTTAAGCCGTATGACGGCAGTCGAGAAGGCTACCTATAAATATTACGAGTTATTAGATGAAATGGCTAAGAGAGCACGAGAGGGGGCACTAGCGAATTGATAAGGATAGAAGTACCGGGAGAACCAGTACCGCAAGGACGTCCTAGATTTAGTGGACGTGGGGGATTCGTCCGAAGCTACGACCCGCCCAAGTCGAGAGAATACAAGAAAAAAGTAGCTACGGCGGTTAAAGAGCAGTACCACGATGAACCAGTTAATTACGCAGTGCACGTGCAACTTTCGATTTATCGACCGATTCAGAAAAACATATCAAAAAAAGAGCGTGAAATGAGGCTCTTAGGCTTCCATAGACCCGTTGTTAAAGGTGACATAGATAATTACTTTAAAGCTGTAACAGACGCGTGTACGGGACTTATATGGGTCGATGACGCGCAAATAGTTAGCACTAAAACTAACAAGTATTACTCAGAAGATCCGCATATTGAAATGTTGGTCATGCCAGCAGATTTAGATCTGGAGGAAAAATAATGAAAGATAACAGTTTTGAATTTTCAGCAAACATGAAGAAGGTAACTCTAGACAGAAACGGAGCACAGGTTTTGCTAACAGTTGAAGATACTGATTTTATTGAAGTAGCAAATCAATTAAGCAATACCGCAGGTGACGATGTGTTAGTTAAGATTACGCCCAAGCAAATGGAATTAAATACAGACGAGCCACAAGAAGCAGAAGGGCAAAAGGAGTTGTTAGACTAATGTGGCAATTAATCGGAGTCAATAGTAAGGAAGTATACGGCGAAAGTGAACATAAATCAGACCTACATAAGTAGATGATTAAAAACTATACAAAATATGACGGTGACCGCAAGGACAGCATCTATATGGATATGCCAGAACCGATGCGCTATGTAAAGGTTGGCACGGTTGTTAAGCAATCTGATATTGAGCAGGAATTATTAGACCGTGGCGACTATGAAGGTTTTCGTAAGGCTCGTGAATTGAGTATTTCAAAAGTAAAAAAGCGTAAGTACATTGGCGAGGTTAGCGTGATGAAGCACAAGATGAAGGTTGCCCGACAGAGCCTACTTCCAGAAATGCTCGAAAAAAATCTTAGTTATGCTGACATTGCATGGAAACTAGGCGTTGAAGTTCAGACAATCTATTCAGATTTGCGAGACCTTGGAATCAAAATCGACAAGAGCAAAAGCGAAAGGAAGCCGAAAAGTTGGACTAAAAAGGAAGACGCGCTTCTAATTGCCGAAAGAAGCAAGGGTACAACGTTTGATGAAATTGCCGAAAAATTAGGCATTTCACGATATAACGTTGCCAGTCACTGGTACAAGATACGCAAAAAGAAGGCGTCCTCAAGTGATTAAGATGAAATGGAGGTTCATGAATTATGACGGTAGAGGAAATTGTTAGAGAAATCTACGGCAATAACTACACGATTGACGATTTAAAGCGCATTGAAAAAGCCGTAGTTGAGGAGCAAGAACATTGGCGGAAGAAGCAATTTAAAAAGGAGATTGAAAAAGATGTACGTGATTAAGAATACAGCAACTAATAGATATTATCGTAGGCTAGGAGGTCAAGCCCACCAGTACGTGGGTATTGAAGATGCCACGGTATTTAGAAAATGGAAACAAGCCAAACAGAAAGCCGACATTTTGCACGCGGCAATTAGTCCGATTGGCGAACAGATTAACTTCGAAGTTGAACAGCACAAGTTTTATGTGCTAAAGAATCAAAATGATAAAGGTTATATGAATCAAATCTCGTGGAATGCACCGAAAGAAGAAGCCAAGTTGTTTGCTGAAAAAGAAGCAGCATTAAAAGAAGCTGAAGATATTGCGATCGGTATGGCGAAGGTAGGCATTGATGTGGAATTTGAACCGGAGGAACTATAATGATTGTAATTATCAAAGAGGATTACCAAGTTAAAATAGAGGTAGAAGATTGATGGACAAAAATAAGTGTAAGTATTGTTGTGAACCTTTTAATGATATTACGAAAAATATAGACATCGGATATGGAGACAAAGTGGTAGCTAAATTAAGTATCGTTTCGGGCTACGACATCAAACACAGAAATGTTAAATATTGTCCAATGTGTGGGCGAAAATTGGAGGTCAAAAATGAAGGTTAATTTTGAAAACGAAGTTAAACGAATATTGGAAAGGTGGACTCAATGCCTATGCCAGTACCACAAGGGGAAAGCAAAGGACGTTGGGGACGGATTTTCGGCCCGTATTGTCCTTGATGACCGTGGCTATAAAGTGATTTTCAAAAAAGAAAATGCAGTTGTTGATAGCTTGAGAATTAAATATTGCCCATTTTGTGGCAAAAAACTAGAGTAACGGGGAAATTAACATAGATGAATGATGGTAATGAAAAAGAGCACCTCACAGACGTGCCCTCGATCTAATAATCTCAACAACATTATTATAACAGGAGTGACGGGGCATGACATTATTACCAGAATTAGATAAAGAACAGACCAAGTATAACGCAAGAAAAATATTGTCTAAATACCGTAAGTACAAAGCTTACATCAATGCTCCGGTTAACCCGAAAGTTACCGCCAGCTTTGGTGATGGGGCACCAAGTGCAACGGCACCCGCTCCAGAATATGTTGAGCAGAGAATGATTAATGCCGAAAAAGGCAAAGTGTTCTGTAAATGGGTAGATTGGGCAATCAACAGTTGCAGAAAGTACCATTACCGTGAGTTACTTAAAATTGTCTATTGTGAAGGCTATGAGGAAGACCATGGTTACTACATGGACGTGTTAATGCAACGATTGCCCGACAGGTATTACAACATGTCATCGACCACTTATTTTAATTGGCATGAAGCAGCATTATTAGATGTAGCTGAAAGGCTGGAGTGCCAAGCTTTTGTAAAATAAAAAAGTGGAGTAAATCTGGAGTAAATCTGGAGTAAAACTTGAGTACTTTTGGAGTTAGTATCCGTATATTGGTATTGTCGAAAGATGTAAGACAGATGGTTCGGCAGATCTCCGTTTCAACAAATTCAATCAGGGAAAGGCATGTTACGTTTGTCGCAGGGTTCGATTCCTTGCTGTCTTATTTTTATAACGCTAAAGTCACATAACTTAATTGTTGTGTGGCTTTTTATTTTGGAGTGGTTATTGAATATGGGTAACTTGAAAGGATAGATATGAAAGTTCTTATCGTAGGTTATACAAAAAATGACGCTTATAACGAATTGAAACTGTATGGTAATAGACAGCAATTAATTACGGAATCTAACGTAACAATAGATTGGGTATCTTTGAAGCAACACAATAAAGATGGTTTTCAGTACGATGAAGTACACGCCTCTTCATTAGCATTGAAGCATATGAAACCATCTGATTTAGAGTGGATCCAATCGTTAATGATAATGGGAGGCAATCAATATGGCAGGAGTTAAAATGCACCATTGCTATCACGTTGGCTGTCATGAATTATTACCGTTTGAAGTAAAGTATTGCAGGAAGCATACGATTAACAAGATAAGGACACCAGAGGATAGCAAGCGAGATAAGTTTTATAACCAATATAAACGAGATAAAGAAGCCAACAGCTTCTATCATTCTAAACGATGGACTGATACACGTAACTATGTGGTTGCTAGAGACATGTATGTATCTGGAGTTAGTGAAGCAATATTAAATGACAAGGATATTATCGTAGATCACATCATCCCTTTAAGGTTACTAAGTGGTGATGATAGATATGAGATGAGTAATCTATGGTTGTTGTCTCGTAAAGAACACAACATCAAGACTAAGTTAGAACAGAGCATGAAACCTAATCAGTTAAGACATGTTAGCAAAGATTGGTGGGTTAAAGTTATTAAGGAGAAGTTATAATGAAATCAGAAGAAGCGTTAGCAATAGCAAGAGATAAGTCAAGCAAGAATGCAGAACAGTTTATTAAGATTATCAATCAAGACATCGAAGAAGCTTCGAATACTGGAGTAACTAGAATCAGAGAACATGATATTCAAGGCTCAATGTTAATTGGATTGTTAGACTATCTTATTGGCAATGGTTTCTTTGTTGACTACGAAGAAGATGGCGACCTGAATACAGGTGTGGTTAGTTATCCAACTTATGCGTTAACAATCGACTGGTCAGGAAGAGCAGAAGATGAACAAATTTGATAAGGCAATGAGAAAACTGTACGACGAAACTTTAAAGGAAGCTCAAAAGCGTGATAATTGTACTTATTGCCATGAACCTTTTGATTGTTTAGGTGCGGTCGGCAATTGTGACGCTGTTTTCATAGTACGGTTGAACGAGTTACTTGATGATAAAGACAACATAATTAAATTTTGCCCAGTTTGTGGCAGAGATTTAAGTATTGAATCTTACGTCGACAGAATGTATCAAGCAAGAAAAGATGCAGGAGAAGCAATGAAAAAAGTTGATGGATTATTGAAATCGGAAAAATAAATCGAAAGATTTTTTAATGATAAAAATAAGAAGTAAATTATTTAAAAGTCCAATAAACCCCGCCCCTAAGGCATTCTTGCGAAAGAGCGAAACGCCATAATGATTTCACGCTACAAGCCGTTTTTTAATGGTTTAGGGTACGGGGGGTTCTTTTAATTGTAGAGGGGGGTGCTTACAATGGCACAGAAGCCATTTAAAGACCGAAATAACGGCCATCTATCCATTACCCCACCAAAGTATCTAGGGACTGAAGCCAAGGCCGTATGGCGTAAAATTGTGCCTTTTTTAGAAGATGAGGGAAAGGTTAAGCGGATAGATGCAAATTTAGTTGAAATTTATTGTACACAGTATGAATTATATCGTGATTCATATGAACATATTCGAAAACATGGCGAAGCAACCGCCATTTATAAATCGTTACAAAATTCAAGTGGTGAGATTATCGGTAAGGACTTCGTAGCTTGGAAAAAGAACCCGATGGTGCAGATAAACGATTCGGCCGCCAAAGCTATGATTAAAGTTGGCGCAGAATTGGGATTATCGCCAAAAAGCCGTTCGGATTTAATGCAACTAATACAGCCAAAGGAAAAAGGCAAAAAGACGCTTGCTGAAAAGCTCAAAGAGGGAGCTGGTGACTTCTAATGATTGATAAGGTAGATTTTACCAAAGAGGGAGCTAGCGTCTCCAAGGCGGTTAAAAAGATAGATTTTACAGCTATATTAAAAAAGTATCGTGACCCGGCAACTGTTTACGCTTGGCTGGTCGTTAATGACAAGATTGTTTCTGGTGAGATGATGAAGCTAGCTTGCTTTAGACATTTACAGGACTTAAGGCGTTCTGAAGACCCAGACGAAGATTTCCCTTATCGTTACGACTTAGACCGATGCCGGAGCATTCTAGGATTCGCTTCTATCTTCCCCGAACCGGCACACGGCAAGCCTATGCCACTAATGCTATGGCAGAAAGCTATTTTGTGCATGAGTAAAGCGTGGGTATATAAGGATAACGATAACTTCCGTTATAGCCGTGTTATTGTATCGGTTGCACGTGCTAATGGTAAGTCTTACATTGCCAGCATTATGTTGTGGTATACCTACTTAATCGAATGCTCTGGACTATCCAATCAAGATATTGGTTACACAATGCCTACAGGTGCGCAGATGAAAAAGCCGTGGGCTTATGTGCTAACGTCTGGAAGAATTCTAAGAGATACCGAAGAAGACATACAAGAAATTTTAAACGATACCGACACCTATATTGGTGAACAGGGTATCAAGTCTAACATTGGTAACAAGGTGGTTCAGTTGTCTAACGAATCCGGTCAATTTGATAGTTACCATTTTCGCTTGGCAGTTGTTGATGAAGCAGGCGATGGTGGTTACGCTCACAAGCCTAACATTGGTAAAATCACTCAAGGGCAATCTCATTTGCCTAGCGCTCAACTATTAATGATCTCTACATCTTATGAGAATACAGAGACGTTGTTTTATAAAGACCAGATACGTTTAAAAGACGTTATGAAAAAAGATTATTCTCGTGACGAAGATAATTACCTATGCTTGGTATGGCAACAGGATAACCTAGATGAAATTAATCATCCCGAGCTTTGGATTAAAAGCAACCCACTGTTAGAACTGGATACCGACGGAGCAATTTTGAAGCGGATGATTGCGGACAAGGATTCTCACGTTGCTTCTGGAATTGCTAACGAGTTTCAAAACCGTAACTTAAACAACTGGTTACAAGTTAAGGTCAATTCTTACGTTAGCCTTGAAGACTTAAAGAAAGCAATTATTCCTAGTTTTAATATTGATAATCGGCAAGTCTATATTGGTTACGATAAAGGACAATTCAGTGATGATAACGCCATTGCTTTTGTCTATCCTTACGAAGATAACGGAATAAATAAATTTCACGTCGAGCAATTCTCGTTTATTCCGCTTAGAAATTCTAACAATGATATTAATATCAAAGAACATCAAGACGGGATTAATTATCGTGCAGAAGTTGAAAAGGGCTTTGGTAAGATTACTGAAAACCAATACGGCATTGTTGAAGATGATGAAGTATGTAATTGGTTGCTGAACTATGTAGACGAACACCATTTACAAGTTAAAGCTTTCTTATATGACTTCTACCACGAAACGTCAATGACCAAGAGACTTATGGAAAATACGGACTGGGTTTGCGTACCTGTTCACCAAGGCGTTAGAAGCTTAAATGAGCCTACTCGATTCTTTCGTGATGAACTACACCAAGAACGTATCACAATGCTTGACGATGGGATTTTACAGTACTCATTAAAGAACGCTTTACTGTTTGAAGAAAACAACGGTATCAAGATTAATAAAGATAAACGCACAAGCAAGATTGATGCCGTGGACGCTTTAATTGATGCCTTTTATGAGGCGATGTATTACTTCGAGGGATTGAGTAACGTTAAAACTAAGTCTATTTGGGACAATAAGACAACAGAAGAAATTAACGACTACTTTATGAATGATTTTAGTTTCTAGGAGGTGGAAAATTGAAACAGCTTAGATGGTTCGGGCAATTTGTACTAGCAAACATCAGTTTAATATTAATGATTATGGCTCTGACTACGTTTACTGTAGCAGGGTTTTTATTTTGCAAATACGTTGGATTGATAGTCCTAGGCTTATCTCTAATCTACCTTAGTTGGATTACAGCAAGCAGGAAGGGAGGTGAGTAATGTATGGCAATTAATCCATTTCCTCGGTTAAACATCCGCTCACAGAGCTTACCGAGCGGTTATACGCCGTTTACGGTTGAAGGCAATACAATTATACCTGAACCAGTTGTGAACGCTGAAACAGCGATTAAGAACTCCGATATCTTTTCAGTTATCAGTTTAATTAGTTCTCAACTAGCAAGCATTAATTACGTGATGGATGAACCATTTAAAGGTGTTTTCGACCATCCGAACGATAAAATCAACGCTTATGGATTTTGGACGTCGGTTATTAATCAGATGCTACTTGCTGGCAATGCTTATGTAGCAATTCGCAGAAAAAAAGGAATCCCAGTAGAACTTGAAGAAATTCCTTATGGAAACGTTCAAGTTATTCTCGGTGACAATAACGGCGATTTAACTTACCAAGTATCTTACAACGATGAACGTAGCAGTGAAGTTATTCAATCCGAGGATATGTTACATTTTCGTATTTTCGTGACTGGCAATCCACTTTACCAATACATTGGAACGTCACCACTACAGGCGTTGGTTAACGAACTATCTTTCCAATCACTATCTAGCAAGTTATCACTCAATACGCTCAAAAACTTTATTGCACCTAGTTTAGCTATTTCAGTACCAGAAGCTCAATTGAGCAAAAAAACCAAAGAAATTATTAGAGATAGCTTTCAAGAACAATATTCTGGGGCAAACCAAGGCAAGCCGGTCGTGCTAGACCAGTCGGCTACTGTAGAGGCTATGCCGACGATTGACGCTAAAACAGCCGAATATCTTAACAACGTGGATTGGACTAGGACACAAGTTAGTAAAGCGTTTGGGATTCCTGAAAATTATTTAAATGGTCAAGGCGACCAACAAAGTTCGTTAGACCAATCGGCAAGCATGTTTATTAGTAGCTTTAATCGTTACATCAAACCGTTTGTAAGCGAGTTAGAACAAAAGTTTGGAGTTCCCGTTAAAACAGACTTAGACCCTATCGTCGACCCTACAGGAACTAAATATGCCAATATGATAGCTAAGTTTGCGAGTGGTAAAACTCCCGCTTTGAGTGGCGAGCAAGTAATCGCCCTACTCCAACGAAAGGGGGTGATAGATGATGACTTCGAAAAATGATATTCGGAGTATTTTGAATAAAAAATGGCACTTACGAGATTTAAGCAATGATGATAGCACACCTGCTATTGGACAGGTTACTGGATATGCTTGTGTGTTTAATCAACCAAGCGAAGACATGGGATTTATTGAGTATTGTGACCCCAACATGTTTGATGGCGTTGATATGAGCAATGTATTGGCTTTATACAGCCACGATTTATCCAACGTTTTGGGTAGAGTATCGGCTGGCACTTTAGTTTTGAAGGTTGATGATTACGGACTTAGATTTACGTTAGATATTCCGGATACAACTCTAGGAAGAGATGTTTACACTAACATTAAAAATGGAAACTTAGAAGGATGCTCCTTTGGGTTTACGATTGAAGATGATAGCTGGAAGCGTGATGGCGACGGTCAATTAATTCATACTATTTTACAAATTGGAGAGTTGACCGAGATAAGCATTACACCATTACCCGCTTACACAGAGACTAGCGTTACTGTTAGTCGCGGATTAAAGAAAGTTAATGAAGAGACACGTCGAGAAAAGGCGCGTCTCTTTTTAGATTTAATTGAGATGGAGGTTTACTAATTGGAAACAAAACTGCAAGAAGAAAAACGCGATAAACTCGCACAACTTAAGGTATTAATTTCCAACACACGGGACTTGATTGATAAGGAAGACAGTTCTGCGGAAGATATCGAAGACCAAATGAAACAGGTGCAAGAACTTAAGAAAGAAATTCAAGATATTAATACCAAGCTAGAAGCTTTAGAAAGCTTAGATGAAGGCGATGACAAGCCTACAGGAGAACCAGAAGGTGATGATAGTAAAAACGCCTCTACTCCTGCAAAACCTAAAGAAGATCCCGATAAGGTTCCTGAAGATGAAGACAAGCGGGACGATGAAGATCTTGATGATGATCCAGACGACGATTATGTCGCTAACGATAAGCTTAGTGCTAAAAAACAAAAAGAAGGAAAAGGTGATAAACAAATGGCTACAAACTTAACAGCAAAGCAACAAGAAGAAAAAGAAAAAAACCGCACACGTTCAATTGAAAACTACATTCGTTCTCACGGTACAGTTCGAGATGCTGGATTAAAGACTGGCGATATTGGGGCAATGATTCCAGAAGATATTATTTACAATCCAGAAGCAGAAGTTAACTCGGTTGTTGACTTATCATCATTGGTAACTAAGACTCCTGCCACTACAGGATCGGGTACTTATCCAGTTTTGAAACGTGCTACCGCTGTAATGAATTCAGTAGAAGAACTAGCAGAAAACCCATCCTTAGCTAAACCAGAATTTGAAAACGTTACTTGGAAGGTTGCTACTTATCGTGGTGCTATTCCAATTTCAGAAGAATCGATTCAAGATACACAAGTTCCTTTAATGCCAGTCATTCAAAAGAACGCTGGTGAACAACGCGTAAACACTCTCAACAAGGCTATTAGTGCTAAGTTAGTTACGTTTAACCCTAAGGCTTCGACCGTTGACACATTAGTGGATGACTTGAAGCACGTTCTTAACGTTGATTTAGACCCTGCATATGACAAGACCGTGGTTGTTTCTCAATCAGCATACCAAGTTCTGGACACATTGAAGGACAAAGAAGGGCGTTACCTATTACAAGAAAGCATTACAGCGGCTTCTGGTTTGACTTTATTTGGTAAGCCAGTAGTTGTAGTTAATGATGAATTACTAGGCCAAGTCGGAGAAGTTCACATTTGGGTCGGTGACTTGAAGCGTGCAATTCTTTATGTTAACCGTGCAGATACGCAAATTAGCTGGGTTAAGAATGAAATTTACGGTCAATATCTCGGACTAGCAATGCGCTTTGATATTGAAGTTGCTGATAAGTCGGCTGGCTACTTTGTTTCAATTCCTAGTACCGTAGCTGGTGGTGGTAGCACAACTGGTAGTGCTAGCACAGGTAAATAAAAATAAAGTGGAAAGTTGCTAAAGACGATTATCGGGCGCAATTGGAATTATACTTCCACAAAAGATGATTTCAATAAAAATCGGAAATATAACGACAATTACAGCAACCGAATAAAGAAGGTGATTTCGAATGGCGGTTACAGCTTCCGAGTTGATGGATGAGCTTCACATTGATGCGGACGAAATAGAAACTAAAACTGTTCAAGGTTTAATCGATTCCGCTAAAGAAATCGTTACTCACAGCGTAACGGATGATTTAACAGCTGAACAACTTGAAGAAAAATATCCAACGTTGTTTGACTTAGCTACCAAAAACCTAGCTACGTCGATGTACTACGACCGTGAATTGACGAACGGAACATCCAAAGGCTTTCAAATGGTAATTGTTCACCTATCAACTAAGATTGCCATGGACGAGAAGAAAGGCGGGGATGATGGTGGCAGCAATGAAACTCAAACCGTCTGATTTTAACCATAGAATTACTTTTGGAAAAACAAAAGATGAATTGGACGAATCGGGCAATTTTTATGTTCCGACACTTATTCCCGAATTAAGTCTGTGGTGTGCTCCACGGACTAGAACGCTCAATCAACAATATCAGATTATGAAAACGGAGCTAGAAGATACTATTATCGTAGTTATTCGTCATAATCCTAAAGTCAATGAAAGCTACGAGGCCGAATATCGTAATGATCTTTATGATATTGTCTCAATCAGCACGGACGACACCAATAAAACTTTCGCCTATGAATTCATCACTCTTAAGAAAGTAAAGAAGGCAGGTGCTTAATATCGATTACGTTGATTTTATGGAACAGTGGCTTAAACAGGTAAAAAAGATATCGACAAACATGTCTATCAATGATAAAGCTAAGATAACTAGAGCTGGTGCTAGAGTTTTCAAGAAAGAACTAGAACGCGAAACACGTGAGAAACATTATTCCGGGCATGATGATAAAGTCTTCGGGCACATGGCGGATTCGGTTGTAATGAAAGGAACCAACATCGACAACATCAAAGATGGAACCAGCATTGTTGGGTTCGACCATTACCACGCTAACAACGCCAGACGGTTAAATGACGGTACTAAATATTACGTTGGCGATCATTTCGTTACGAACCTTAGAGAACGAGTAATGCCAAAGGTGTTAGCGGCCGAAAAGAAAGAATACCAGAAGATTGTTAATAAGCATAAGGAGGTTTAATGATGGATAATCCTGTACTAGAGGCTAAAAACATCTTAGACCAAGCCGATTATGATTGGCTAAATGAATGCTATGTTAATTACTTGCCAAAAAGTGCTCAAGATGATACCAGCAAAACTATTGCGTTAGTTACTTCAATTAGGGAAATGCCAACGCAATATGGTAATGACGTGTTCAACGGGATTGAGAACGCTGTTCAGGTACAGATTTTCTTTAAATACCAGTTTCAAGGTTCAATCCAAAAGGAAAACATTAAAATTATGCAACTGTTTTTAAAGAATGGTTGGAAAATAAACGATTCAAAACCAATTTATGCAGACCCTGACAACAAACAACTAATCAAGGTCTTTTATTTTACTAAAAAAAATTTTATAGGAGGTAGTTATTAATGGCTACAGTAGGTTTAAAGCTAGTTACACTAGCGCTCAAAGATGAAAATGGGAAAATTATTACAGATGCAGACAAAGGTTTATCAGAAAATGGATTGCTACCAGTTACTACCCAAATGTGGGGTACTAAAACAGCTAACATTACAAACATTCAAGCAGCTGGGACCATTCAATATGGTAATAATACGGCCGTATTTGTTTCAACACCTAAGGGAGCGCCACAAGTAGCACTGGACTTCAACAATTTACCATTTGAAGTTACGCAAAAGCTTGTTGGACGTGTTAAAGATCCAACTACAGGAGCTTGGATTGAAAGTGGTAAGCGTCCTTCAGTGGCTTTACTTATCGAAAGCCAATCAATCGACCGTTTGCATCGTGTGTTCTATGGTTTCGGTAACGGAACATTAACGCAAGCTTCTGCTAACAACGGAACCGACACCAACGCCGATACATTGGCAACAGACGCGTTGACTTATCAAGCATTAGCTACACCAGAATTTGGTGGCGAAATGCTTGCTATGTATTCCGACGTTTCAACAGAATTTGACGAAGAAAAGATGAAAGCACAAGTGTTTGCGGGCTATACGCCTACGTCAACCGTAGTTTCGGGAACTTCACAAGGAACTTCACAAGTAACTTCGGGAGCAGGAACTACGCAAGACGCTTCACAGGCATAACAATAAAACAGATGGAACATCGTTAAAAGCTGAATAAATAACTATAACTCGCCTAAGAAAGTAAACAATACCGTAAGGGGCGGGTTTTTAATTTGCGGAGGAAAATAAACACATGAAAATTGTAAACATCAAAATTAAAGAATTAGGCATGAAGAAACCTGTTAAAGTTGCTCAAAGTGTAGCAAACACAAAATTAATCAACTCAATTCAATTGACTTTGCTTAAATTGCAAGACGACCATTCGGACGATATGACCGAAATTGAACAACTGGAACATGAAGCGCAATTATTGAGTGAAATTGAACACTTCTTCAAAAACTTCTTAAAGCTAAGCGATAAACAAATCGAAAAGGCAGAAGAAGAACTCGACCCACAAGAGTTATCGTTTGCGATTGGTGAAGCTACCGCACGTTTCCAAGGTGCTACTGACAAAGATATTCAACAACTCCGTGAAAGTGTGAAGGAAGAGCAAGAAGAATTGGAAGACCCTTTAGCAGAAAAGAACGCCTCCGAAAAATCCGAATAGAGATTTTTAAAAAAGAGCGTTCCATTGAGGAAATGAATTACTTTTATAAACAAATGCTAACGGAATATCACTTATTGCCAAAAGATATAGACGGACAAGACTATTTTGAGTTTTTAGAAGTAATAAATGCTAAAGCACCGGAAGATCAAATGGTGGATTCGATGGAAATCTATAAACAAAATTCTTAAAGAAAGGAGGATGATAATACATGGCAAGTAAAGTCGATTCAGTTATGAGTACTTCTATTGCCTTAGAAACCCTCAAGGCTTCAAACAGTATTAACTCCTTAACCAAAGCCGTGAGAAGCTCCACATCGGCGTGGAAAGCGCAAGAAGCGCAACTCAAGTCTAATGGTGATTATCTAAAAGCTAGTGAAGCTAAGTACGAAGGCCTTGGAAAGTCTATAGAAGCTGAAAAGAAGCGGATAGAAGCTCTCCAAGATAAAATGAAAGACTTAGACCAGACCACTCAAGAAGGCGCTAAGCAGGCTGTAAGATACGGCGACCAATTGAACAAAGCTACTACTTCCTTGAAGTCTATGGAAGCACAACAACAACGTGCTTACGAAGCTTTAAAACGTGAGAAGAGTGGTATTAACGGCCTCAATTCGTCCATGCGCCAACGTAATTCACTATCTAAGGCTATAACAGAACGACTAGAAGCCGAAGGTAAGCATGAGCAGGCGCTTAAAGAGAAGCGAGACAACGCTCGTAAGTCTATTGATGATATTAGTAAAGCTCTGAAAAAAGAAGAATCTTTACTGAAAGACTTAGAAAAGAATAACGGTAGTGCAAGTGCTATCAACAAACAGAGAATAGCTGTAGAAAAGCTCAAAACTTCTATGGCGGAATCTAAGTCTTCCGTTTCTAAGTTTGATAAAGAACTTAAAGAGCTAAACCCTTCTCCTATCCAGCGTTTAAGAAAATCGTTTGGTGGATTAAAAAAAGAAGGTAAAGAAACCCACTCGATTTTCAAAAGTGTGTTTGCCGCGAACATCATTAGCAGTGCCTTCACTAATGCATTGGGTGCAGTTTCAATGAAATTGCATGATATGTGGGACAAGTCCATGGAATATGCAAAAGCACAACAAACCATGAACGCTTCTTGGTTGACCTTAACCGGTAATGCTAAAGAAGGTAAAAAGATGGTCGACATGACCAACGAAATGGCCGCTTCTTTTGCTAACTCAACGGACATGGTTAACGACTTAAACCAAAAGTTTTACTCGATTAGTGATTCTAGTAAGACAACCAAGCAGTTGACTACTGACGTTTTAACCCTTCAAGATGCTTTTGGTAAAACGGATGATGAAGTTAAAAACTTCGCTACGCAATACTCCCAAATGATGGCTAATGGTAAAGTTAGCGCGCAAGATATGATGTCGTTTGTTAACGTATTTCCTAAAATCAGAACCGAGTTACTAAAAACTGAGCAAAAGATTACGGGAAACCATAACCTATCCATGAAACAGCTCAATGATATGATCTCAAATGGTGAAGTATCATCGAAAACTATGCAAAAAGTTATGGATAGCATGCAAAAGAAATATTCAAGCGCGACGGCTAACTTTGGTAAGACATTTGATGGGATGAGCAGAACAGTAAACGCACGTGTTCCGGCGTTAATGAGTGCATTTACATCTCCATTGCTTAAAATGAGAAACCCGCTCTTAGGTGCGATTTCTAAGTGGGTTTCCGACCCTAAAACAGAAAAGAGCTTCGGCAAATTAGGAGAAACAGCATCCAAAGGGTTCAACAAAGTTTCTAACGCTTTTGCAAAAGCGCTAAGTCCTAAAGGCGGTTTTAATTCCGATAAGATTTTTAAAACAATTTCAAACACGATTACCACCCTAGCCAACGTAATCACTAAACATGCCAAACAAATCGTCGGCTTCTTCCAAGCCTTATGGAGTTCGCTTAAGATTATCGGAAGCATTGGTGTTGGATTCTTCAAGGGATTAATTAGTGGCTTAGGAGCGGTAGTTAAACCCTTAGCAAAGATGACAGGACACGGCAAGGCGGTTAAAGGCTTATCTGGAGCATTAGGCGAGCTTTCTAAGCATGATAAAGGACTACAAACCCTTGGCAAAATCTTGGCGGGCGTTTTTATCACTTCGAAAGCTTTACAGTTTGCGTCGGCCATAACTAAAGTTGGCGAAGCCATGGGATTACTAAAAAATTCCTATACTCCATTACAACTTTTAGGAAAAGGCTTGAATTTAGTAAAAGATGGGTTCGTTAAACTAACAACCGTCATGATGGCCAATCCATTTATTGCGATTGCAGCGGCAATTGCCGCTGTTGGTTTTGGATTATTCGAATTATACAAACACAATGAGAAGTTCCGTAACATGGTTAACGGCTGGGGTAAGGCGATTAGCAAATTTACCTCGGGCGCTCTTAAAGGCATAGGAAAATTCTTTAGTGATTTCGGCAAATCTTGGAACAACTTTTGGGGTGGCATTGGGTCAGGTATCGGTAAAGCTTGGAAAGGAGCAAGCAAGAAAGTATCTAGCGGTGCTTCTTCAATTAGAAAGGCCTTTAGTAAAAAAATAGGAGATATTTCGGACTGGTTCGGTGATGTCGGCAAAGGTATTTCTAAATGGTGGAACAATTTTTCGAAAGCATTTAAGAAAGGCTTTGACAGCTTTGTAAAGAAAGCTAAAGGCTTCTTCAAGGGGCTGGGCAAAGTCTTAATTTATTCAATTGCATTTGCGGCAGGCTTAGCCATGATTATTTTTGGCCCGATTGTGAAAGCAATGAATAAAGGGATCGGGATAATCGCTAAACCTATTAAAAAAATGGGTAAAGTAGTCTCAAAAGCATTTATAGCAATTTGGAAACCACTTTCGCGGTACGTCAAAAATGAACTTACACTAATTGGTAAAATAATTCGTCAAGTTATCAATGGCTGGGTTAAGATTATAAAAACAGTTGGCAAGGCTTTATTTAAAGCCTGGCAAGCGGTTTGGAAGCCACTATCTAAATTCCTTTCCAAAACCCTAAGTTTCATGGGCAGGTTGTGGAAGGGATTTACTACCGGCCTTTCCAAAGTTTGGAACTCATTTAGTAAAGCTTTTAAAAAATCTTGGAGCATAGTTTGGAATGCTATCAGCAAGTTCTTCTCTAACATTTTTAACGGCATTCACAAAAAGTTCAAAGACTGGACTAGTGCAATCTCGAAGACATGGAATGGTTTCAAGAACTGGTTCAGTAAAAAGTGGAGCAATATGTGGAACGGCGTTCACGATTTCTTCCACGGAATAACTAAGAAATTAAGTAAGACTTTCAGTAACTGGACTTCCGGAGCGATGAACATCTTAGGAAGCTTCGGTAATAAGTTCAAAAGTGGCTGGAACGGACTTGTTAACGGCGTCAAAAATATTTTTAGCGGTCTATGGGATTCACTGAAGGGATTAGCTTCCGGTGGTATGAATGCCATAATCGATATCATTAACAAAGGAGTTAGTGGTATTAATTGGGTAATCAATAAGTTTGGTGGTTCAAAACAAACTATCAAGCCAATTGGCCACGTTCACTTTGCGACTGGTACAGGTTCGCTTGGAAGTTCTAACTTTAGACGTGCGATTAATTCGATTACACCGGCAATCGTAAACGATGAACCAGGTGCAAGCAATCCGGAACTTATCTTTAGAAAAGCAACCGGAACTGTTGAATATTCTAAGGAAAAGAATGCTAAAACAATACTATTCCCAGGTGATGAAGTAGCCAACGCTACGGATTCGGCGAAGTTAGCTCCAATGCTAGGCATTACACGTTTTGCCGGTGGTGGAATTGGAGACTTCTTCGGAGGAATTATCAACGGAGCTAAGAGCATCTTTGGTAAGATCGCTAATGGCTTAAAAGGATTGTTTGATGTAGGAACTAAGATTATTGCTCACCCAATTAAAGCGTTAGAAGGTCTAATGCCGTTCTCTAGCAAAGGTGCTAAGGGATTCTTCCCGACAATTGCTAAAGGCGGTTTCAATTTTGTTAAGAAACAAGCCAAAAAATGGTGGTCCACATTATGGAGCATGGTCGACTTAAGCGGAGGCGGTTCGTACGGTGGCGGTTGGCAATCACCAGGTAGTGGATGGACACACACCGACGGATTCGGTTCGCCTCGTGGCGGTGGTCGTGTTCATGATGGAAACGACTTCTCCGCAAGAGTAGGAACACCATTTCACGCGATGCACGGTGGTACAGTTATCCGTGTTGGTAATCCTCCATCTGGATGGGGAGACGTTGGTTATAACATTGTTACAAGAGATTCAACTGGTAAAGAAATTATTTATCAAGAATTTGGACACGCCAAAGACGTTAGAGTTCATAAAGGACAACACGTCAAGACTGGCGATGTTCTAGGTGTTCTAGGACGCTCTGGGTTAGGAACTGGGCCGCATTTACACGTTGGTTTAACAAACGGCGGTTCAGTTTGGAGTAGAGGCGGATATAGCACTAGAGGCTGGTTAGATATTACTAAACAGCACGGCAAAGATAAAGGTTCAGACGCTGAAAGCTCAAGTGGTGACAGCGGACTTCAACAGCTGATTAAGAAACAAGTCGGCAGTGGATTCTGGAACACTATCAAGAAGATTGCCAGCATGTTTGGTAGTGATGGTGGAAGCTCTAACTCGCCTTCTGGGCATATGAGCATGAGTGAATTTACTAGTATTGCCCGTCAAGCCTCAGACATTGGAGGAGTAAAACTATCGGATAACGATATCAGGAGGCTATATTGGCAAGCACATGTTGAATCTGGCGTTAATCCCGGTACTGGTGGCGGTTATGATGACCATGACGGTACAGGATTACCTGTTGGATTATTCCAGTATAAAAAAGGTACATGGGATGCATGGGCTAAAGGCGGTCATAAGAATATCCATTCAGCACTTGACCAGATTCTAGCTGTTATCCGTGATAGTAATTGGCGAAGTGATTTAGCTCCATATGGAGTTACTCGTGGTTGGGGTCCGTCTGGTCATAAATTGTTTGCTAATGGTGGAATTGCTAATACTCCATCCATCTTTGGCGAAGCAGGTCCGGAGATGGCGATTCCGCTTTCCATGACACGTTCTGATAGAGCTAACCAGCTACTAGGTGAAACCATCGTTCACATGGCTAAAAACAACCCAGATAGAATCGCTGATAATGATACGACTTATAGTAGAAACAGTAGTCATGAATTGATTACTAAGTTAGACAAACTAACTAATTTGGCTGGAAATATGGTTGAACTTTTGCAAGAACAGATATTAGCAACTAGAGATAGTGCGTTCAACAAAGATGTACTATATAGAACTCAAGCGTTGGACCAGAACGTCGCTGATTTTCAATCATTTTAGAAGGAGGAGGATAAATTGATACCTAAATTGTTTTTAAAGCCAAAAAATGGTGATGAAGTGGACGTATCGAAAGCTATTAAAGGGCTGACATATTTAGGCGATGATGAGGCACCAAGTATTGTTTCTACTTTTCAGCAAAACGCAGGGAGAGATGGGCAATTACTACAGTCAATTAATTATGATAAAAATGTAATTAACGCTAAATTTGGACTTAATTTTGGAGATTGGTATGACTATAAGATGATTAAGCATAATATCTATAAATTATTTAGTCAACGCCAATTGATGAGAATTAGGACGGATGCCGAACCAGCAATTGTGAAGTATGTTATTCCTGCCACCTTTGATATAGCGCCTTCATCTGACGGATCTCATGACGCAATATTTACAATTCCGTTCGATAATCCGTCTGGATATAAGTACTCCTTATTGCGCTCAGATAGCTTATATACGTTCGACGAGGATGGCTGGCAATTAGGTATGAATCTTCCTAGTGAAGATTTAACTTATACGCATTCTGAATCTAATTTTAAAATTTTCAATGCTTCAGATATTTTGATTGATCCATATTACCAGAGCCATGATTTGATATTGAAAATCAACTTTGAGGGTAAGAGTTTGACGATTACTAACAAAACTACGAATACCTCGTGGTCTTATACGAAACCGGCTAAGAAAACAGATAATATCGTTTTAGATGGTATTATTACAACTTTAAATGGAGAACCTGCAAGTGTTAATACTGATTATGGTAACCTAACACTTGCTACAGGCTGGAATGACATATCAGTTACTGGTGCAACTGATTTTACTGTCACATTTAGCTTTCCATTTATATACATTGCTTAACAATCCGAATGTAATTCTGGTTAAAGGACTACATAGCACCAATGTAGAACCTTTGACCGCTTTTGTACCAAATTCAGTACAAATAACATGGGAGAAAAACAACACTTATCAATTAACGTTTACAGCATTTTCAAATTCTAAAAACCTAGTCGCTTTTGAAATGTTAGATGTTGAAAGTAGTGTCTTTTTTGATGGTGAGGAATACATTGTTAAACAATCGTCAGTAGAGGCGCAAGGTGGTTTTACCACTAAACAAATTACAGCTACTCATGTATATAACGAAGTGGTTCGAATCCGGCAACGTAATGTAAACATAGGTACTAAGACGTACAGTGTTGATGATGTACTAAGTTACTATTTGAAAGGTAATCAATTAGGATTTACATGGGAAGTTCACGGTAATTTTGATAGGCAACAAATCACTGATTTGGGTGGTGGTAGTGCAAAAGATGGATTGAGTAAAATAACAGAAACATGGCCGAATGCGGTAATTTACCCAACTAATAAAGTGATCCGTGTTTATGAATCTGAAAGCTTCCGCAAGTATTTAGGCGGCCGAATTGACTATTTACACGACACTAGCGATGTTCAATTAGAAAGTGATTCGACTGAAATTGTTAATCAAGTAATGGCTATTGGTAAACAAAAGGACGGAGGGGATTCAGATAAACCCTCCTATTACTTTGAACCATTTTTAGTAACTAACCAAGATTCAGTTAACAAGTGGGGATTACATCCTGGTGAAGACGTTTCGGACGACCGATTCACGGACAAGGCAGCAATGGAGAAATACGTGTTATCACAAATGGCAGCGGAGCCTAGCTTATCGATTACCATTACAAGTGATGTTAACCAGAAGCCCACTCCTGGTGAAATGATGCGTTTAGAGGTTCGACCAATGAGCTTTGTAACGTATGTTGAGGTAGTTGGTTTTACTTGGTATCCATTGGATAAAACACAAAAAAATTCAATTACACTGAATAATAGTGCTAGAACAATTCTTGATTATCAGAAGCGAAACAATAGCAGCTTAGCCAAAGTGATTAAAAATCAGAAGAATAGCATAAAAGGTGTTTCAAATGCTACGAATCTAGCCAATAAGGCTTATGATTCAAGTGTATATGGAGAGGTGGTTGGTGAAAGTGAGTACTAAAATTATACAGCTAGAAGCGCGTGCTGATCATTCGGATTTGAATCTTGCTAAAGGAGAACCTTATTATCCAGCCACCTCGGCAGATGCGGTTAAAGGGTTGGATAAAGTTGTTGATGGTAAGGTTGTCAAATATGATCCTGCTACCGAAACTGCGGATGGATTGATGAGTAGTGTGGACAAGAAAAAACTAAACAAATTGAAGGAAGAGCCACTAGACGGATTAAAGCTTAAAGCTCCGAATGGGATGATTTATATATTATCTGTCACCAACGATGGTGAAATTAAATTAGTAAAAGAAGATGATCATCAAACATGAAAGAAATTAAATTAAAAAGATTAGACGAAAGACTCTTCTCTACCAATGGAATTATCTATTATAACTGCGAAACAAGTATAGCTTGTGTAAAAAAAATAATTAATGTACTGGTTGATGCAGGTTGGATAGATAGAATAAGTATAGAAACCATAGATGAATATAATGGTGAATATAATCGTGCTTATTATCATTGGCAGAGCAGAGTAATTAATAGTATTGAGGTATTAATAAATAGAGTTAGCAAAATCCTAAATACCCAAGGATTACTATTGCCACCAGACTATCACAAATTAGGTAATATTGGTCTCTATAAGTATGGAGATATTTTGATGGATAATTCTTTTTCAGAAAAGATGAACAATAATTTTGTAAAAATCGAGAATAGGGTTAATGATTTTTACAAAATTTTGGAAGATGCAAAATTGATCAAAAGCAAAGAATACCGACAAATTGATATCGTCGGTGATTCAATTACCTATGGTATGGGGGCATCAACTCCTAGTAAAGATTACGTATCGG